TGCGATTGTCCTACAGAATGGAGAAGCCACCTATGGTTGGGATATCCACGGACTCTCGGAATGTTTTGGTCCCACTGGCAACGCAGCCAAGGACGCTGACTACTTCGAGGATTTGGTCATGGACAGCATGGGCCCGCGTTGGCGATCCAAACAGCAGTATGTCGATTTTGACGATGACCGCTATCACCGCCATTCTTACGAGAACGCTAGTATCGCTGGCTCCGTGACTCGTCGCCGAAGGTCCTCCAAGAAGGAGAGACAGCGACCTGCAACGAAGGATAGGCCGTCCGAAGTACACTACAAGATAGTAGGAAAAGGGAAGCCGGTACACGGACCTTCAGCACCTAAAATGCAGCCCGAAGCTCTACAGGTTATTGAGGACCACAAGGAAGAGATTGTGGCTCTCGGATTTGAAGAAGGAGTTTTCGCTTACCCCGACATGTCTCCTGACACTGAGCGTAAATCATTGGAAGCGCATTTGAATCTCTTTGGAGAACGCACACGCACCATCACACACCCTCCTACTGATGATGAGCACCAACGCTGCTCTAGGTTAGTGGCCGAGATGATGCAGAGTGCAACTTTTGTGCCCAAGTCGGATTATCGCGAGGTGTCCGGTGTCTTGGACATCATCAATTCGTCGATTATTGACCCCAAGAAGGCCTCCGGCTACCCCTACTGTTTGGAAGGGAAGCCGACGAACGGTCAAGTGTTGGAGCAGTATGGTGTGCGCGGTTTCGCGCAACATGTGCTCAACACGTGGGAAGACTTGCCCTTTCAAGTGAAGAATTTCCTTAAGGGTGAGCCGACGAAGAAGACGAAGCTGGACAAGGGCATGCCACGGTGTATTGAGGGATTCCCTCTTCATGTCACTGTCAAGCACGCGTCCGTTTTCAGCCAGCTCGCAATGACATTGGTTAAACAATGGAAGCACATTCCAGTGAAGTATGCGTTTTCACCAGCGAATCCTGGTCACATTGAGCACCTGAAGGAGTGCTTGCCCGGCAAGGTCTGGGAGAGTGACAAGACCAACTGGGATTACCTCATGTATCTCTGGATAGCCAACGTTGTTCGTGACTCGATCAAGAAGCTCGTCATCAAGCCAGCGGAGTGGACGGAAGAACAGTACTCCATTTACCTCAGCGACATTGATGGCTGTTTCAAGCAGGTGTTTGAGGAAGCTAGCTACCGCACGTCAGATGGCCACATCTACCAGTCGAACGAGCCTGGAATCATGAAGAGTGGCTGGTTCATGACGATTGGAGCTAACTCCATAGCGCAGGTTGCCGTACACGTTATGACCTGCATCAGGTTGGGGATGTCAGATGATGATATCTTGAGCACCCCTATCGTGGCAGGCGGCGATGACGTCAACCAAGCACCTGTTCCAGCTGGTAAAGCGGCTTACTTGGAAGAGGCACAGAAACTCGGAGTGAGTATGGAGATCCACGAGCGAGGGGACCTGTACGAATCCGAGTACTTCTCGAGCGACCTGCGTTTGGGGGTTGAAGGCCCTGAATTTTTCCCGAAGCGCTGGACAAAACACATTGAGCATCTCAAGACCGTCAAACGTGAGAACCTCGCTGATGCTCTAGTGTCGCACATGGAGAACTACCGTCATCATGTTGACAAGTTCAACCTACTCGTGAAGCTGTACCTGTCATTGGAAGAGAAGTATCCCGCCGACTTTCCGAAGAGCAAGTTAGTGTCGCGTTCTTTGCTCCGTGCGCGCCAGTACGGATATGAACACGCACTTCTTTGCTGAATAGGAGTCGGGACCTCGATAAGTCGTTAAACTGTCGCCCTGCACCACTGCAGGGGTCGGGAGGAGGGAGGCGTAAAACAAACATAAAAACATGAATAACTCTCTCACGACGCAATACCTAGGCATCCCTGGTGAGGATCCGACCTCACCACCTTGGGCGTCAGGTAATTATGTGGGGCCGTTCTGGAGCAACGGCAAACTTCAAGAGTCTGTAGAATTTGGCGACGCTCCGCCTCTACATGAATTAGACGCTTTAGCCAGATTGCACGATACTGCATACGCTAGATACAAAGATTCCGCTCATCGAGCTGCAGCCGACGAATTGTTTGCGGAGGAAGCTGAGAAGCTTAAAAAGAAGTACGGACCTAATTGGGCCGGAAATCCTCAGGTAGCAGCTAAGCTCGTTCGATACGGAAACCATACTATTAGAGCAGCCTCTCGCGTAGGAGGGAATGTAGCCACCGGGTTCAAGTTCGGTGGCCCTCTTGGCGCTGTGGGAGGTTTGCTGTATTCTGGTTTGCAGAACATCAAACAATCACACGACATGGTCACGGGCAATTACCTTCGGAAGGAGCGGAAAGATCTCTTGTCACTGTTCTCCAAGGATCCGATGAAAACCATCAAGGTTCAACCTATTGGTGGTTCAGTCGTTGAACCTGGATCGAGCGATAGTAAGCCGAAGAAGAAAACTTTAGTAGAGAAATTGAAAAACTTAGTAACTTCGCCGACAAAGATAGTTCCGGTCAAAGAAGAAGAGGGTCGCCCTGCGTGGGCTGTTAAGCAGTCGCGCAAACTTGAGAAGTTTCGCCAGCGCTTAAATGATGCAAACAACCGACAAAAGGCGGGTCTACCGCCAAAGCGCAAGCCCAAGAGAAAGAAGAACCTTGGAGCCGCTCTCCCAGACGCTTATAAAGAGCGCAAGCGTCAGGAAGTTGAGCGTAAGCGCAAAGAAAAACGTAAAAAGATTCTTCTGAAGGTTGGAGGACGGTCTGCATAGGTAGGTGGTGGCGTAAATAAAACAAAAGAAACATACCACTATTACATATTGCATTAATATGGCTAAGAAACGTGTTGTACGCATGGCGCGTCGCAAGATGGCAGCCCCAGGTGGCTTCGGCCCAGTTTCGACAATTAACACGGCACCTGTCTCAGTTGGAAACTCTGTGCGCGGATCTGCGCCTCGAGTTACTCAGACAACAGACGGTGCTCGTGTCGTTGGTCGTGACTTTGCTTTTGCTTTATCTGGCACTTCTGCTGCGGTGACGAATTGGGAGATTATTGGTTCTATGCCCATTACGCCCGCAGTGCTACCAAGTAGCATTCTTCGCAATTACTGCCAAATGTTCAACAAGTTTAAAGTCAATTCGGTCACATTCCACTACATTACTAGTTCACCCACTAGTCAAGCTGGCGATGTTATGTTTTACTATGAGAAAGATCGTTTAGCGCCTTCTCCTGATTATTCGAATTCGTCGTTCCTTCCATTTGTCCTTTCAGACCCACACACGGTCATTGGTCCCCAATGGACGAATCACTCCATTCGGTTGACTCCCACTAAGGACTGGAAGACTACTTTGTTCGCAAATCAGTCAGACATCAATGAAGATGCTGAAGGCACGATTTATTTCTTCTCTAAGACTAATTCAGCCAACAGCCCAGGCTATCTGCTTATGGATTATGACATTCAGTTTAAAGAGCTATCAGTAAATCCTCGCGCTGGCACTCTACCAGTCGCTCGAGGTCAAAGCACTTTTGTGTCACTTACTCCAACAACGTCTACTCCCACCGTGGGGTCGGCGGCGCAGTTCGCCTGGAATGCTGGCAAAACTATCGCCAATGTCACTTCGACGATTCCAAATGGAGCGTCACAAGGTGACATCTATAAGTGTGTCATTCAGTGGACTGCCAGTACGCTGAATAATACGTTTACAGGCTCGGTCTTGCCTATTTCCGACAACATTTTGAGATACCCTAGCGATAACAATATCACGCTCGATGATGGGTTCACCTGTTACGCATCATACCTCGGCTCCAACATTCGCTTGTTCGCGACGTTGGAGGCTGCCGTGGTTAACGCTTCTGGTGCCCTCGAGTGGGCTACGACATCCACGGGTTTCTATGTTGCTCTTTGTGCAGACATTATGTTAGTGCGACAGACTGAATCTGGCACTCAGTCTTCATATTAAGTACCCTGATGATAAATAAAAATTTGCATCTATTCCAGGGCAAG